CGTTTAAAACGGAGAGGAAATCATGCCCGAAGCACAAAAAGAATTAAAAAAAGATGAATCAATGGTTGATTTGGACACAACTGGAAATGCCGTTGATGTTGAAATAAAAGATTCTAAAGCTGATATAAAAGAGGTTGAAACGAAAAAGGATGAACCTATTGTAGAGGTTAAAGAAGAAAAAGAAGAAAAAGACGAACGCGAGGAATATAGTGAAGGTGTTAAAAAACGTATTGATCGTCTAACCTATAAAATTCGTGAAGCGGAAAGACGAGAAAAAGAAGCCGTCAATTATGCCCAGCAAGTCAAGGGTGAGAGAGACAATTTACAAACAAAATTTGATAAATTGGACGATGGCTATGTCAATGAATTTACAGGACGCGTAAAATCCCAATTGGAAGCAGCTAAAGTAAACTTAAAACAAGCTATGTCAAAAGGGGATGTTGATGCGCAAATAGCAGCGAATCAGACTCTGGCAAGATTGGCAATTGAGGAAGAGCGCATAAAAGCGACAGAAGACCAGCGAAAAAAATATGAGGAATCATTAAAAAACGCTGGACAAATAGGTGAGCAACCTGTACAAAGTAGAGTTCAACAACCCAGACCTGATCCAAAGGCCGAACAATGGGCTGAAAAGAACGAATGGTTTGGCAAAGACGAAGCGATGACATATGCCTCGTTTGGTATTCACAAAAGGCTTGTGGAGGAAGATGGATTCAACCCTACAAGTGATGAATACTACGAGGAAATTGACAAACGCATTCGCAAGGAATTTCCCCATAAATTTAACGGGGAAGAAAAGGCAAGCAGCAAGCCCGTCCAGACAGTTGCATCTGCCTCAAGAACCTCAGGTACTGGACGCAAGACCGTGAGACTCACACCGTCACAAGTAGCGATTGCTAAAAAATTAGGTGTGCCACTTGAAGAATATGCGAAATACGTGAAGGAGTAGGCATATGAATAAAATAAATGAAAACAAAACTCCACGCGCTGCCCTTTCTAGAGACAAAACGACTCGAAGGAAACCATGGGCACCACCGTCATCTCTTGATGCACCACCTGCACCCGATGGGTTCAAGCATAGGTGGATACGCGCTGAAGTCTTAGGACAAGAGGATAATAAAAATTTATCCGCTAGACTAAGAGAAGGATTTGAGCTTGTAAGGTCTGATTCTAATGGCGAATATCCAATAATACAGGAAGGCAAATATGCAGGTGTAATAGGAGTTGGAGGATTATTACTGGCTAAGATTCCGGAAGAAATCGTTGAAGAACGTATGTCTTATTTTGCGGAAGTAACGCAAGATAGAGACGACGCAGTAGAGAGCGATCTATTGAAGGAACAACATCCCAGTATGCCAATCAGTAAACCTGAGAGGCAAAGTCGTGTAACCTTCGGTGGCGACAGGAAGAAATAATTTTTTAGCTCTTCTTTCCATCGAATTAAATATTAATTACTTAATCGGAGGATTTTTCCAATGGCAAATCAAGATGCGGCTTTCGGGTTCAGACCCGTGGCACACTTAGCAGGTGGAACGATTCGAGCAAGAGAATATAAAATTGCAGCAAACTATGGTACAGCGATCTATACAGGTCAAGCTGTAAAAGCTGTTACCGCGGGAGGAATTGAATCCTGTGGTGTCGGCGAATTGGTTTTAGGCGTATTTTATGGTGTCTCTTATACGGATCCAACTACTGGCAAACCAACTTGGTCAAAATACTATCCGGCAAGTACTAATGCAAGTGACTTAAAAGCTATGGTCTATGACGATCCTTACATTGTGTTTGAAGCACAACACGATGGAACAGGAACGGCAGCTATGAACTTCGGTGGACATGATTTTGTAGGAACTAGTGGAAGCACTATTACTGGAAGATCTACACAGGAGATTGATACGTCTGAAGTTGATACGTCTGGTCAGTTTAAACAGATCGGAATCTCAACGGATCCTGACAATAGCGATACAAGTGCTGACAACTGTAATGCATACGTAGTGATGAATACAGGCGAGCATACTTGGAAGTTAACAACTGCATTAGGTTAGATGAGGCAAATAAATGGCAATTTCTAGAAACCAACTGGTTAAAGAACTTGAACCGGGCCTCAACGCCTTGTTCGGGTTGGAATACGACCGCTACGAAAACCAGCACACAGAAATTTTCGACACTGAAAATTCTGATCGTGCTTTTGAAGAAGAAGTAATGCTATCCGGTTTCGGAAGTGCTCAAGTGAAACCTGAAGGATCATCAGTTAACTATGATGATGCTACAGAAACTTTCACTGCGAGATACACTCACGAAACTTTAGCATTAGCTTTTTCAATCACTGAAGAAGCAGTAGAGGACAACCTTTACGACAAAATCAGTTCACGTTATACCAAAGCATTGGCACGTTCTATGTCGAACGCTAAGCAAGTAAAAGGCGCTAATATTCTTAATAGAGCCTTCAACAGTTCTTATACTGGTGGTGATGGGTTAGAGCTTTGCTCTACAGCCCACGTTACTCTTGGCGGAAACGTTAAAAACGAGCTATCAACTGCTGCGGACCTTAACGAGACTTCTCTTGAGCAATCTCTAATTGATATTGCTGGAATGAAAGACGAAAGAGGAATGAAAATTTCTCTTAACGGCATGAAAATGATCATTCCAGTTAATCTTCAATTTACTGCTGAGAGACTGATGAAATCGTCTCAAAGAGTTTCTACTGGTGATAACGATATTAATGCTGTGAAAAGCATGGGTATGATACCGCAAGGGTATGTAGTTAATAATTATTTAACTGATACTGATGCATGGTTCATTAAAACCGATGCTCCAAATGGCATGAAGCATTTTCAAAGAACACCTGTTTCCACTAAAATGGAAGGTGACTTTGATACTGGTAACGTTAGATACAAAGCAAGAGAAAGATACAGCTTCGGCTGGTCTGACTGGCGCGGTATCTTTGGTTCGCCGGGAGCTTAATAATATACTTTGTGGGGGCTATGCCCCCACATTAACAACCTAGTATTAATTAGTTATGCAGACTGACTAGGCAGACGGTATAGAGACGGCATAACGAGGGCTATACAACCAAGGAGGCAACAATGGCTTTAACGACTTTTCAAGGACCAGTAAAATCTTTAAAAGGATTTTACGCAGCGGGACCGGGGACTGTAATAAGTTTAACTGCAGACACAACTTTAACTGTTGCGTCTCATGCAGGCAAAATTATGGTAACTAACGATGCAGATGGTAAATTTACTTTACCAACAATTGACGCAACTGCGGATGCAGGACATACTGGACCGGGTCCAGATGTAAATAATACCAATAACGTAGGATCTACTTACACATTTATAGTAGAGACTGCGGCAACTGATATGGACATCAAAACCGATGGCACTGACAAATTTATAGGTGGATTATACACTGGTGTTGATGATTCTACGGGAAAAACATTTATCTCAGGTTCGGGTAATGATGTTATTACAATGAACGGCACCACTAAAGGTGGACTTGTCGGTTCAGTTGTAGTAGCGACAGCTATGGCTAATGATAAATATCACATTACAGGATTCAGTTTAGGATCAGGTACTTTGGTAACACCATTTGCTAATTCATAATAATTAACTTAGTGGGGCTTCGGCCCCACAGTTATCAATAGGAGATAATATGAGTGATGTAAAAGCAAGTACAGCATTAACTTCAGATGGAAGATTACAAGGTTCCGTAGCTGGTAGTAATGCTAATCTTACTCAAATAAGAATTAAATCAATTCAATGTCAATCAAGTGCAGCAGACGGGGAAGTAAAAATTTATGATAATACTTCTGCGGCTGGTGTAATTAAAATTCATTTAAAATGGGGTACAGCAGCGAATGAACCTTTAACTATGAATTTTGACGGAGATGGTGTAAGGTTTGAAACTGCTGCTTATGTTGATGTAACTAATTGTGATTTTGTAGTAGCTTACTATAATTAAATGATATCTAGGTCATCGACACCTAAACAAATAGAAAAGGGAGGCAAAATGCCAAAAGGACCGGGAACATACGGAAGTAAATTGGGAAGGCCCCCAAAAAAAATAAAACCTAATTATAGTAAGGGCGGTACCGTAAAGAAAAAATATAATAAGGGTGGCTCCGTAAATAAAAAAGGAAAATAGTATTTAAATGGCAACTTCTAGTACAAATACTTTTAATTTAGATGTAGATCAAGTTATAGAAGAAGCATTTGAAAGATGTGGAATTAATTC